ATTCTCATTACATCATCACTAACGTGTTCTAATACTGCCATAATTTTAATTATTTATTTATTTATTTATTTATTAAAGTTTCCATTACTCTGTCAAGAGTAGATTTTTTTCTGCTTTGTGCAAACTTAAACTTAGGCACAAATTCATCTTCAGAATTATGTTTAATTGGTTCTGCTGCTGGTTGAGCAGACAGTTTTTCTATTTCTTTTGACATAGAAACTTTTTCATCTTCATATCCAAGTTTCATGTCATCAATTAAACTTTTCATTGCAGCCATATCTTTATTGTATTCTTCTCTTGTGATATACATTTTTTCATCAAGCTGAACGTCTTCTTCTACAGAATTAATTTCAGATACTTCTTCTTGTAATTGAACTTCTTCAACTTCATTAGTAGCATCTTCTTTATTTTCTTGTTCTGGTTTAACTTCTTCTAAGTTAACCTCAATGTTTGTTGCTTCTTCAGTAAGTTTCAAAGACATATCAGCTTCTTCTTGAAGTTGTTGTTCTTTAATTTCTTCCTGCGAAAGCTCCTCTTTTTTAATCAAAGATAATTTTTCCATAATATCTTTTAATATTAGTGTAGCTTTATTCTTTTCCATAACTTAAATTAGATTTATATATATGTAATAAAGTGTATTTGAAGTGTTCGATTTTACACTTTACCTATACCCTGAGCCCTCAGAGTACCATCACAACACTTACTTGAATAGGTTTTGCCATCTTTACAAAGACAACCCCTTCTACTATTTTTCGGTGATGTTCTACTTACGGTTTCTTTAGACTTTCTCATTTTTTACTTTTAGGATGTTTTGCTGGTAATAAATCGTAGTCTGTTGTATATTTTGCATTTTGTGGTCTTCCGTTTCTTACAAGATACATAAACGCATTTACTCTAGCATGTGCCCATTGTGAAGCTGATTTTACATTAGGAGAATGACTTGTATTAAAAGCACCAAGCCCTCTTTGAAATACTGAAGCTAACATTCCTACAGTAATACCATAACCTAGTTTTTCCTTATACCTATCATTAAATTCATTAGCTTTCTTTTGTAAAGATGCTCTGTCTTTTGCAGAAACTTTAGCTCCTTTTTTACCTGAAGCATCTCCTTTAGCACTTCCTTTGCCTTTTGGATTTTTATTAGGTGTATCTGATTTAGGTGCTTTAGGACTTTTTCTAATTCCACCTTTAGGTCCAACTTCAGCCAATTTGTGATATTCACAAGGCATGTACCAAGTTTTACCTTCGTATTCATGTTCATGATGACCTTCACAACCTAAATCTTCTGATGCTTGAATTGCTGCTTCTTTTGTTGAATATGCTAATCTATCATCAATAATAGCATAATTATCATCAACAATCATAGAAGCCATTTTAAGTTCACCTAATTCTTTTAATTTACCTCTTGACCAATTTAAAGCAGATTTACCACCCCATAATAAATAAGATATAGTTCCACATGCTTTACTGTCGCTAGGGTCATAATATGTTTCTGCTCGACTTAAATATGAATACATTCTTTTAATTGTAGATACGCTTAATTTCTCACCTCTTGCTAATTGTTGTGCTCTCACTTTTCCTACGCTAGTAGCACATTTATTATTTACTTTTTTATTAAGCTCAATACCTCTTTTAGCATTATTTCTAACACCACTTCCATAATCACTATATGTTTTTAATTCATACTTATTGTCTAGTATTGAATTAGCAATCTCTAAAAGTATTTCTTCTGCTTCTTCTTCATCAGAACTAGAGCTCAAAGAACTCATATCTAATTTATCTGTAAAATAACCTTCAATAGAAAATCCTTTTACTAAACCTGTTTTTACATACTCATTCCAAACAGCATCATTGTTGACCTTCATAGTTACCATCCAAGTACCAACTGGCAAATTCATATCATACTTTCTTGATTTATCATGTACATCATCTTCTATAATCCATGATTCAACAACTGAAAGACCATGTAATTGTGCTTGATGTTCTAATGTAGATTTGTTTTGATTACCCCTCATTAAGAATAGTTGTGAAGCTTGCCTTACTGTATCTTCAGAAAAGTATATATAATATTCATCTTCACCATTAGACCTAAATATATTTTTATTAGGAATTAATGCTGGTCCAATAAGAATCCTTTTATCATTATCAACTTCAGCTAACTTAACTTGTTCTTGTTTTGATAAAGCAATAAAGTTTTCTTCAATAGCTGGTTTATCAACTATAGATATAGCTTCTATACCAGATAATAATTCTTCTTCGTCTATAAGTAATTCTATAATTTTCATATTAAATTTATATATAATTAATCTATTCTTGCGTTGTTTGTAATATTTCTATCAAGCTCTTGTTGACCTACAACGAACGCTTGTATTGGTCTTCCAGTTACACCAGCTAGTGATGTAGCTAATTGTGATGTTTCACTTGCACCAACTACATTAAAGTCTGGTGCTTCTATTGATGTTGTTGGTGATGCAACAGATGGTCTTGAACCCGTATTCCTACCACCTGAATTAAGTATTTGTTTTGCTTGTGATGCAGCACCTAAAACAGCAGCTATTTGACTTGCATAAAAAATTGGAAAAGCAAATGCAGCAGCAGGACCTGTTCCTTTTGCACTTTTTTGTGCTATATCTAGTGCTTGCACAAAACCAATACCTGTATTAATTGCTATCTCTGCTATTGCTGCAGATTTTCCTGCAGCTGTTTGTTTACCAAACAACTCTCCTAAACTACCAATCGCCTTAGCGTAAAAACCTAAAACATCAAGTTGTAATTTTTTTCTAACCTCAGCTACTCTTTCATCATCTTTTATAATTAAATTATTGTAGTATTTGTTAATTTCAAATCTAGCTTGTAATTTTAACCCTTCACTAGCCACTATAGCATCTAACTCTGCTAATCTTTGTGTTCTTTCTAGTTCAATTCTCTCATTTTCTGAAGTAGCTTGTTCTAACTCAAAGTCTTGATTTTCTTTAAAGAATTTTCTTCTAATAGCTCCAATTTCTCTTAATGCCCTTATTTCTGATTCTACATTACCAATTCTACTTTTTTGATATTCAGATTCAGCTTTATTAGCTTCACTTAATGGTCCTAATGAAAAGTCAACAAATTTTTCTAGTACGTTTATTTCTTCTTCTCGTTTTTTTATTCTTTTATCAATCCTATCTATTTGTAGCAAATTTGCTCTTTCAACTCTTTCATCAACTGTTCTTGCTCTACTTTCTCTTTCTGGTATTTTATCTAAAAATTCAAATCTTTCTCTGGCAGCTTCAAATGTTTTAAACCCTTCTTCTCTTGCCTTCTTATCACCTTTAATTCTTTCATCAATAATTTCACCAGTTATCTCCTCAATACGATTCATAGCTGCCCTTGATTTAGCTAATTTTATTATTTCCTGTCTTTGTTGTAAAATTTGTAAATTAGCTTGTTGAGTTTTGTTTCGTATGTTATCCATAGAAACACCAGATTCCTGTAAATTTTGTACAAAATCTGGGAACTCATCATTCAGTTTTTTAATTATAATTTCTTGTTGCTCTTGGCTTGTATTTGCGTCTTGTAATTTATTTATATATATATCAAAAATAGCTGTAGTTTCTGACGCTTCTTTACCTAATTTATTAAAAGCTTCTTTAGTTGCATCAACACCATTTACGAGCTCATCAAAAAAAGCAAATATTTTATCTCCAAAAGCAATTATAAGTTGAACAGCAATTAAAAAACCACCAGTTCCAAGAAGTGAGTTTACAAGTTGACCTATAGACTTTGTTACACTTTTATTTGTTTTAACAAAACTACCAAATAATGTAGCTATTTGACCCAAGTTATTTGCCATACCTTGAAAACCATAAGAAGCATCTGAAGCTAAACGACCAGTTTCTAAAAGTATTGCATTGTTTAATCCAGTTTGTGTTCTACTTTTATCTGTATTTTTAGCTACACTTACTTGTGCATCTGATAATCCTTTTAATGCTTTTTCTACTTTAGCTACTGCAATATTAGCATCTTTTGCACCTACCTGTATTTGAATTAATATTTTCTTACTTGCCATAACTTAATCTTTTAAGTTGTTCTTTCATTTCTTTGTAATTACTAACAGCTTTATTTTTACCTTTAGCAATTTCAATTAATTCATGCTCACCATACCATTCTGAAGTGTTCAATAAGTCTATTACTTGTTTTATCATAATTATAATTTATTTAATAATTCTAAATTTGATACTTCAGTTTTGAAGTTTGTACTTATAGAATTAATACGAAAGGTACGGTCTTGTATCACAAGCTCATCATTTAATCTATAATTTGCTAGTATATCAGTACTTAGATATGCTTTTAATTTAAATAATCTTTTTTTCTCATTAAATATTCCATCTATATATGTTTTATAAAACTTCTTAAATAATGAATTTGTTGTTCCTAAATAATCTGTTAAGTTCCATTCGTCAATTTCATTATCAAAGTTTATTGTAAATGCAGGTGGTCTAATAATTACAAAAGCTTCACTACTTGCCATAATATCAAAATTAATAGATAACTGTGTATTGCTATCAACTGCTGTTACTGTTGCAGATGTATTGTCTGTTGTATTCAAAACAACATCTCCAACACTTACTGTTGTACTAAAGTTTTGACCTGTTTGAATTAATTTATTAGCACTAGCACTTGTTGTTGTTCCTAAGTCTTCTGGATTAGAACGATTACTACCTCTTACATTAGTATTGCTTGGTCTATAATATTGTGTTATAGAAGAAGGTGTGCCATCAGAAATCCATTTTATACCTTTAGCAGAACTAATGCCTGTTTCTTGTACGCCATATAAAACAAGAGGAGCTGTTAATACAGGTTCATAATTACCAGTATTAGGAGTTACGTCTATGTCTGATGTAAATTCACCAGCAGCAGAATATCCCCATTGTATATCTGTTACATAACTTTGTGGTTGTGTTATGCCAGAATAAGGACTTGAACCAGATTTATTATCGTCAAATAATCTTTCAAACTTCATGTGTTCAAAAGGTGCTTCTACATCATATACAGTTCCTCTGTCAATATTTTGTGGTCTTACTTCTTCATTACCAAATATATCATTAAATTGCTCTAAGTGATTTATTGATAATAAAGTTTTTGGCTCTTGATATTTAAAATCTATTTCACTAAACTCAAAAGCTCTATCTATTTGTGTATTTGAGGTATCAACAAATTTAGTTATGTTATATTCACCACCTGAAGGATTATTAACTCTATCAGCATAAAAATTATCAAGAGTATCAATATATATTTTACCAAAATCTGTATCACCAACATCATCTACATAGTAAGCTGTTAAATTAAACATCTTAAATAAACCAGATAAAAAATCTATAGTTTTTATTTTAGGTGTATTTTGTGTTATTATAATTTCACTTACAGTTGCTATTGAACCTCCACTTCCTCCTATATTATAAACTGCATTTATTTCTCCTGTTGGTGAACCTGTTAGTGGGTCAATAATTAATTCTGTTAATTCTATTGATGGTGTAAAAGCAATAGCTGTTTCAGATTCAACAATCCATTTAACTTGATAATTAACTGCATTAAAAGAAACTGGTATCTCAAATCTTAAAAGTCTATCTGCACCACTATCAACAGGGCTTTGTGCTAAAGTAGTACCACTAATATAATCAATAGCTTTTATTGTATATGGTATGCTTTG